AATAAGTAAAACTGGAAAGATTGGACAAATCATTGAAATACAGAATCTCAGGATTGCTTTACCAACAGCAGATGAACCGTTTAAACGAAGTAAAGAAAAAGCGGAGCAATATTGGGAAAGACAAGAGTATCCAAAAGAATTAAGCAGAATTAAAAGTAGATTTGACTGGGAGGAATATCCAGCTGAATTTAAAGAAAAATGGTACGATTATATTGATGATGAATTTACTAGACGAGAAGAAGGATTTTGGTTTTATAACAATGGTACTCCTACTTACGTTACTGGCACTCATTACATGTACTTGCAATGGTCAAAGATTGATATTGGAGCGCCAGACTTTAGAGAAGCAAACAGACTCTTCTTTATATTTTGGGAAGCATGTAAAGCAGATACAAGATGCTACGGCATGTGCTACCTTAAAAACAGAAGATCTGGATTCTCTTTTATGTCAAGCGCAGAGCTTGTTAACCAGGCTACAATATCTTCCGATGCTAGATTTGGAATACTTTCCAAGTCTGGAGCAGATGCCAAAAAAATGTTCACAGATAAAGTTGTACCCATATCAGTCAACTACCCGTTCTTTTTTAAACCCATTCAAGATGGTATGGACAGGCCAAAAACTGAACTGGCATATAGGGTTCCAGCATCGAAACTTACTAGAAGAAAGCTTGAGTCGAATGAACAGCTTAGAGAACTAGACGGACTTGATACAACTATTGACTGGAAAAACACAGGTGATAACTCTTATGATGGTGAAAAGCTAAAGCTATTAGCTCATGATGAAAGTGGTAAATGGGAGAGACCTGATAATATATTAAACAACTGGAGAGTTACAAAAACTACATTACGTCTTGGTTCTAGAATTGTAGGTAAATGTATGATGGGCTCAACTTCAAATGCTTTAGACAAAGGTGGAGAAAACTTTAAAAGACTTTACAACAGTTCAGACGTTACTAAAAGAAATAGAAACGGACAAACATCTTCTGGACTCTATAGCTTGTTCATTCCTATGGAGTGGAACTACGAAGGATTCATCGATACTTATGGATTACCTGTCTTCATTAGAGTTAAAAATACAGTCAAAGGAGTTGATGGTTATGAAATTGCAACAGGAGTTATAGAACACTGGGAAAATGAAGTTGAAGGCTTAAAGTCTGATCAAGATAGTTTAAATGAATATTATAGACAGTTTCCAAGAACTGAAAAACATGCTTTTAGAGATGAGACTAAACAAAGTCTTTTTAACTTAACTAAAATATATGAGCAAGTTGATTATAATGAAGATTTTAACAATAGAGCTAATGTAACTAAAGGTAGTTTCCAGTGGTTAAATGGAATTAAAGATACTGAGGTGATATTTGTTCCAAATAAAAACGGTAGATTTCAAGTTAGTTGGGTACCACCTAAATCACTTCAAAATCAAGTGATTATAAGAAATGGAACAAAATATCCTGGAAATGAGCATATTGGCGCTTTTGGATGTGATAGTTATGATATATCGGGAACTGTTGATGGTAGAGGTTCTAAAGGATCATTACATGGTCTTACTAAATTTAGTATGGAAGATGCACCACCAAATCATTTTTTCTTAGAATATATATCAAGACCACAAACTGCTGAAATATTTTTTGAGGATGTTTTAATGTCATTAGTATTTTATGGCATGCCTATACTCGCTGAAAACAACAAACCAAGATTGTTATACTACTTAAAACGTAGAGGTTATAGAGGTTTTTCAATGAATCGCCCTGACAAAGTTTGGAATAAACTTTCAGTAACGGAAAAAGAAATAGGTGGAATACCTAACTCAAGCGAAGATATTAAACAGGCGCATGCCGCAGCTATTGAAGCTTATATTGATACTTATGTAGGTTTAAAGAAAGATGGCTATGGAGATATGTATCATCAAGATACATTAGAAGACTGGGGTAAATTTAATATAAACAATAGAACCAAACATGATGCATCTATTAGTTCTGGATTAGCTATAATGGCTTGTAATAAAAACAAGTATAAACCTATAGCAGAAAGAACTTTGAAAAAAGTAAATTTAGGAATAAAAACATTCAACAATGATGGTATTCTTTCAAAAATTAATAAATAAATGATATACACTAATACTAGAAGCTCTTTTCCAGATCAAGTAATTCCTCAAGAAGAGAAGATGACTACAGAATATGGTCTTCAAGTAGCTAGAGCTATAGAAGGTGAATGGTTTAGTCAAGGCGTCGGTGGCAATAGATATTCTTTTAATTATACTATATTCCATCAACGAAGATTATATGCTAGAGGAGAACAGTCTGTTCAAAAATACAAGGATGAATTATCTATAAATGGTGATTTGTCTTATTTAAATTTAGATTGGAAACCTGTACCGGTAATTCCTAAATTTGTAGACATCGTTGTTAATGGTATGTCAGATAAAATGTATGATATACGAGCATTTTCACAAGATCCAGCTTCACAAAAGAAAAGAACTGAATACGCTAATAAAATATATAGAGACATTCAAGCTAGAGAGTTTATTCAAACTATGCAACAAGAGTTAGGTATAGATCTTAAAGAAGCTCCAGCTGGCGCTCCTGAAACTGAGGAAGAGTTAGAAATACACATGCAATTAGATTACAAGCAATCTATTGAAATAGCAGAAGAAGAGTTAATAGAAAATACTTTAGCTAAAAACAAATATGATCTAACTAGAGCTAGATTCAATAGAGACTTAGTTGTGTTAGGCATTGGAGCTGTTAAAACTTCTTGGAATAAATCAGAAGGTATTGTTGTCAACTATGTTGATCCAGCTAATTTAGTTTGGTCTTATACAGAAGATCCTAATTTTGAAGATATATATTATGTTGGTGAAGTTAAAAATATTAGTTTACCAGAGCTTAAAAAAGAATTTCCTGAATTAACCAATCAACAATTAGAGCAAATACAAAAATTTCCAGGCAATACTAATTATACTAGAAACTGGACAGGTAAAGACAATAACAACACCGTGCAAGTATTATATTTTGAATATAAAACTTATATGGATCAAGTATATAAAATAAAATATACTGAAAATGGTTTAGAAAAAGCTTTAGAAAAGCCTGACTTTTTTAATCCACCACCAAGCGATAATTTTGACAAAGTTTCAAGATCAATAGAAGTACTATATTCTGGAGCTAAAATATTAGGTCACGATATAATGTTAGACTGGAAAATTGCAGAAAACATGACCAGACCTTATTCAAACACTGTTAAGGTTAATATGAATTATCAAATAGTTGCTCCTCACATGTATAAAGGTCGTATAGAATCAACTGTAGAACGTATGATAGGTTTTGCTGATATGATTCAATTAACTTCTTTAAAACTACAGCAAGTTCTTTCTAGAGTAGTTCCTGATGGTGTGTTTATGGATGTAGATGGTTTAGCGGAAGTAGATTTAGGTAATGGCACTAATTATAACCCAGCTGAAGCGTTGAATATGTATTTTCAAACAGGTTCTATAGTTGGTAGATCGATGACACAGGATGGTGATATTAATCAAGGTAAAGTTCCAATACAAGAACTAAACACCTCATCAGGTGGTCAAAAAATTAATTCTTTAATATCAACTTACGAGTATTACTTAAAGATGATTAGAGATGTAACTGGACTTAACGAAGCTAGAGACGGTACTCTACCAGACAAGCAATCATTAGTTGGTTTACAAAAGTTAGCTGCTGCTAATTCTAACGTAGCTACTAGGCATATATTAAACGCTAGTTTATTTCTTACATTAAGAGCTTGTGAAAACATATCACTAAGAGTTGCTGATAGTATACAGTTTGATTTATTAAGAGAAAGTTTAATAGATAGTATAAGTTTATATAATGTTAAAACTTTAGAAGAAATACAAAATCTTCACTTATATGATTTTGGTATATATCTAGAGGTTGAACCAGATGAAGAAGCTAAAGCTGCTTTAGAGCAAAATATACAAATAGCTTTACAACAACAATCAATAAGCTTGCCAGATGCTATAGAAATACGAGAGATAAAAAACTTAAAATTAGCTAATAAGTTATTAAAACTTAAGCAAGAACAGAAAGCTGAAAAAGATCAACAAAACAACTTAGCTAATATAAAAGCTCAAGCTGACGCAAATGCACAAGCTTCTGAAAGAGCAGCTATGGCTGAGGTTCAAAAGCAACAAGCTTTAGCACAAACTACTTTACAAATAGAGCAAGGAAAATCTCAATTTGAATTACAAAGAATGCAGAGCGAAACTGAATTAAAAAAGCAATTAATAGAATTACAGTATGGGTTTGACAAAGAGTTGAAAGCTATGGAAGTTCAAGGAATGAGAGAGAAAGAAGCTTTCATTGAAGATCGTAAAGATGAAAGAACTAAAATACAAGCAACTCAACAAAGTCAACTAATACAACAAAGACAGGATGGCACGTTGCCAACCAATTTTGAAATGCCTAATAACTAGGCGAATTATTATATAATATCATATCATGGAAAACAAAGAAAACACACCACAAGAAGGTGACTTTAAAATAAAAAAGCGTCCTAAAAAATTATCCAATAACAAACCAGAATCTAATAAAATAGATTTATCTAAAAAACCAGAGATTAAAGAAACTGAAATAGCTAAGATAGATTTAAATAAAAACAAAGAAGATGGCATTCAAACACAAAGCACAAATGATAGCAATGTTATTGTCGAAGAAAAGAAAAACGAGACAAGTAGCAAAGAAGTGGTTGAAGAAGTACGGAGCACCGAAGAAATAGCTTCGCCAATAGTAGAAGTAAAAGAGGAGAAAATTAAAGAAGAAGTTAAAGAAGCTACTAATGAATTAAAAGAAGCTGTAAGAGATGAAAAAGTAACAGGAAAACCTTTACCAGAAAACATTGAAAAACTAGTTTCATTTATGGAAGACACTGGTGGAACAGTTGAAGACTACGTAAGATTAAACGCTGATTATTCATCAGTTGATGATGTTACTTTATTAAAAGAATTTTATAAACAATCTAAACCTCATTTAGATAACGAAGAAGTTGAGTTTTTACTTAATGATGAATTTTCGTATGATGAGGATGAAGACGATGAAAGAACTGTACGTAAGCGTAAGCTTGCAATAAAGGAAGAGGTTGCTAAAGCCAAAAACTTTTTAGAGCAAACAAAGAGTAAATATTACGACGAGATCAAGTTGAGACCGGGCGTTACTCAAGAGCAACAAAAAGCTATGGATTTTTTCAACCGATACAATAGTGAGCAAGACAAGGTAAACAAAACTCGTGAAGATTTTATTGATAGATCAAACAAGTTTTTTAATGAAGATTTCAAAGGTTTTGATTTTAAATTAAAAGATAAAAATGTGAAATATCAAGTTAGTAATCCAAGTGAGTTAGCAAAAAATCAAAATGATATTGCAAATTTTCTTAAGAAGTTCTTAAATGAAGATGGGGCAATTACGGATTTAAGTAACTACCACAAATCTTTGTTTGCGGCACAAAACATAGACACTATAGCTAATCACTTTTATGAACAAGGAAAAGCTGATGCTGTGAAAACAGAGTTTGCTAAGTCTAAAAATATTAATTCTGAACCAAGATTATCTCCTGATCCAGATGCAGTATTTTTAGGTGGAATGAAAATAAAAGCGGTTAGTGGAATAAATAGTGCTAAATTAAAAATAAGAAAAAAATAAAAACTCAATATAATGGGACAATTCACAGTGACAAACGCTGGGTTAGCACCTACTCAAGATCAGTCGATCCTTTCTACTAACTATTTACAGTGGAATGATGCAGCTGGAGCTAATTTTGCGGATTTTGCACAACAATATCTACCTGAGCTTTATGAGCAAGAAGTAGAAAGATTTGGTAACAGAACGTTATCAGGTTTCTTAAGAATGGTTGGCGCTGAAATGCCAATGACATCGGATCAAGTAATTTGGTCTGAACAAAATAGATTACATGTTGGTTATGACAATGTAGACAAAGTTGATAATGTTGCTGGTACAGTTTTTACTGTGCAAACACCTCTTGGAGCTGCTCCTAACGAAGTAGTTGTAAGAATCAACCAAAGTATAGTGGTATTTGATCCAGCTTCTGGATTAACACTAAAAGGTTTGGTTACTGCTACAGCTAACGATGCTACTCCAGCACCTGGAGCTTTTACTTTTACTGCTGTTTGTTACACTGCTGCTACTTTTGCTGCTTTGGGTAATTCAGACTTAAAAGTGTTTGTTTACGGTTCTGACTTTGCTAAAGGTACTGAAGGAATGATAGGTTCTGTTACTCCTCAAGTTACTCAATATAGCAATAGACCAATTATTATTAAAGATAAGTATTTCGTAAATGGTTCTGATACAGCTCAGATCGGTTGGATTGAAGTTGCTACTGAAGATGGTACGTCTGGATACTTGTGGTATATGAAAGCTGAATCAGAAACTAGATTAAGATATGAAGATTATCTTGAAATGGCTATGGTTGAAGGTGAAAAAGCTACTGCTACTTCTGGTGTTACTGTTAACACTGCTGCTAATAACTACGGTACAGGTACTGAAGGTTTATTCGCTTCTCTAAACGCTAGAGGTAATGTATATTCTGGATTTGCTGGTGCTGCTGCTCCTGGAGCTGGTGCATTAGGAGATTTTGATGCTATCTTACAACAATTAGATTTACAAGGTGCTATTGAAGAAAACATGTTATTCTTAGACAGAGCTACTGCTCTTGATTTTGATGATATGATTGCTGCTCAAGCTGGTGGAGGTTTTGCTTCTACTCAGTCTGCATCTTATGGTTTATTTGATAACGAATCAGAAATGGCTCTTAACTTTGGTTTCTCTGGTTTTAGAAGAGGTTCTTATGACTTCTATAAAACTGACTGGAAATATTTAAATGATGCTTCTACTAGAGGTATGGTTACAAATATCAAAGGCGTGTTAGTTCCTGCTGGAACTTCTACAGTTTACGATCAAATGTTAGGATCAAACATCAGACGTCCTTTCTTACACGTAAGATATAGAGCTTCTGAAACTGATGATAGAAGAATGAAGTCATGGATCACTGGTTCTGTCGGTGGTGCTTATACTTCTTCTCTTGATGCTATGGAAGTACACTATCTATCTGAAAGATGTTTAGTAACACAAGCTGCAAACAATTTTGTATTGTTTACATCTTAATTAATTATTAACATTTAAAAGATAAATAAAATGGGATATATATCATTTCTAAAAGCAAGCGG